CTTTGCAAGCTATGCAATGGCAAGATGTAAGTGTCGCTGAGGCTTGGAATACAATTTCTGGGATACTTGACTGGGAACACGCCCTAGTCGTGGCATAAGGAGAAAAGATGAGCAATCCAACAACCCCATTCAGCTGGCAAATGCCGACGGCCACTGATTTGGTTACTGACTTGCCGGCAGACTTTGAGGTCTTTGGTCAAGCTGTTGCAACATCAATGGCTGATTTGCTTGGTGGCACGACTGGTCAAGTCTTATCAAAGACATCCAATACCGATATGGATTTCACTTGGGTTGCAGCTAATCCCGGAGACATCACTGGCGTCACTGCTGGGGTCGGTATCTCTGGCGGCGGCACATCTGGAACAGTCACAGTCACAAATGACATGGCAACGACAATCACCGCATCAGGTGACATTGTTGTTGGTACAGGATCAGGCACATATGACAATTTACCAATTGGCACAACTAATCAGGTGCTTACAGCTGATACAACAGTTTCACCATACAAGGTCAAATGGGCTACGCCGTCTGCTGGTGGCACTGCTAACTGGTCTTTGCTTAATACAGGCGGGACAACACTTACGGGAGCTGCAACAATTACGGTCAGCGGAATCTCAGGCGCAAATCAGGTAATGATTGTCTTTGTTAGTGCATCAACAACTGCTGCTTCAACTATTATTGGCATTCGTTTCAATACAGATACGACAACCAAATACAATACTTACGGAACTTATGTCTATTCGCCCGCTGCTTATGTGACTGGTGGCATTTCTCAAAACATTACTCAAACAGGCGCAACCTATATTCAAATTGGTGATGGTTCGGGTGCAGATACATCAGCAGCTTCAGGTTATTGTCTAATTGGTGGCGCAAACGCAACTGGAATCAAAACTTATCAGGCGGTTGGCGGTTTCAGTCGCGCTGGTAATGATAGTCAAGCCAATAACATTGTTGGTGGTGTTTATACAGGAACAAGCACAATCAGCAGCGTTTCAATGTATTCACCAACTGCTAATTTCGATGCTGGCACAGTCTATGTCTATACAACTGCATAAGGAGCAAATCGATGAAAATAACTGAAAAGACTTTCGATGCATCAACTGGTGAAGAAACAATTACTGAGCGAGATGAAACTGCTGCCGAAACAGCACATCGATTAGATTTAGAAAAGCAGATTGCTGACAATTTAGCAGCCAAAGAACAGGCCAGCGCAGCGCGTGAAGTGGCACAGACTAAACTTGCTGCACTTGGGCTAACTGCTGATGATTTGAAGGCACTTGGGCTTTAATGATTCAAAGTCATAACGGATGGCCAGCATCGAAAGATGCAGCTGAAATCCATATCATCAGCGTTCCAATTGAGGGAACAAAAATCAAGGTGCGATGTGCGAAAGCTGTTGCACCATTGATTGCTGGATTCTGCAAAGAATTTCATGAGCTGATTGAGCCGATTGATGAAGGCAAGCTCGATGATTGGGGTTATGCATTCCGCATGGTACGTGGCTCCACTGACAATTTGAGCAATCACGCATCTGGCACTGCCATCGATCTCAACGCTACAAAGCATCCTTTGGGCAAATCTGGCACGTTCCCAGCTGAGAAGGTTCCAATGATTAGAGCTTTGGCTAAGAAGTACGGCCTCAAATGGGGTGGAGATTATCGAAACCGAAAAGATGAGATGCACTTCGAAATCGAATTGAGTGAAGCGAAAGTCGCGGCACTCATCGGGAGCTTGAACAAAGGAGATAACTAATGGATCAAGCAAAAGCAATGCTGGCATCATGGGCGAGAAGCTCTGTCGCTGGCGCGTTGGCCGTTTATATGACTGGCAATACCAATCCAAAGGATTTAGCAATGGGCTTGGTGGCTGGACTCGTTCCAGTACTGGCTCGCTGGGCTAACCCAAACGATGTGGCATTCGGTAACAAAAAGTGATTCGAAAACTGCTCGCAGCAGTGTTGATTTGTTTAGGCTTATCAACGCTGTCTGCGTGTGGTTATCAAGGATGGACACGATATGAATGCCAAGAATTCAAGAACTGGGAAAAGCCGGAATGCCAAAAGCCGCAATGCATCCCATTGGGAAACTGCACTAGCGATGTCATTGGAACATCACCGCCATCGGCCACAACGTCGCCGTAGTCCAGAAGAAGTCCATGCCCAGCTTATTCTTATCATTGGCACAACTCTTGCGATGGTCTTTCTCATCGTCACCATTGGCATTACTTACGCTTTAATCTTTGTCACTCAGCCAATTTCAGCTCAAGCTCCGAACGATGCAGCTTTCATTGACTTACTTAAAACACTGGCAATTTTCTTAACTGGTTCGTTGGGTGGCGTCTTGGCGGGAAATGGACTCAAGAGCAAGCCAAAAGCCATCAACGACACGCCACAATCCACGCGGGAATCTTGAAATTGTCGGTCATGCGTGTCACTCTCTATTTCGGGAGCTGAACAGCTCTCAGAATCGGGAGCAAGAAATGACAACATCAGAAGTCGGGCTATTCGTCATCATGGCAATAGCATGCATTCTTTGGGCTATATGTAGTTATTCAGTCGGATACAGAGAAGGCCACAAAGACGGCTACCAGCGCGGCAAAGCCGTCGGCCGTCACGCATCATCTCAGGCGGTGCGCTAATGGGGTTCCTAGATAACTACGAGGCCGCACGCGCTCGCACAGATCGCTGGCTTGCCACATTCCCACAGGGAAAAATTCACACAGAAATCGTTGAATTCAATGCCGAAAAAGGTTACGTGCTAGTGAAAGCAATTGGCTATCGTCACATGGATGATATTTATCCAGCCGGCGTTGATTTCGCTTATGGCTATCAAGGCGCATACGTGCAGAACATGAAACGCTGGTTCGTCGAAGATACAGTGACCAGCGCAATTCTTAGAGTTATGCAGCTCATCATGGGCGGTGCAGAGCGCACGACTCGCGAGACGATGGAGCAGATTGAGAAGCTACCGGCCAAGGTGGCTAATACTGAGCCGGATTATTGGAACACCAAATTTGGTGACGTGCCATCATTTAAGACACGTGAAGAAGCCGAGGCATCAGGCATCCCAACAGCTGCTCAAGCCATGCAAGAAGTAACGGCTCAACTAGGCGGTGAGATGCTTGCAGAAGCGCCGCAATGCGTTCATGGCCATCGTGTCTGGCGAGAAGGAATTTCGGCTAAGACTTCGAAAGCTTGGGGCAATTACAGCTGCGTTGAACGCAAGCCAAAGCAATGCGACCCAGTGTGGTACGTATTCACATCTCGCGGAAAATGGGAGCCTCAAGTATGAGCGGGCCAATCGAGATAATTAATCCAAGGACTATGAGCTGCACACTCATGGAAGATGGCGAAATCATTGCAACCTACAAAGTCGAGCAATGTGACAAATGCTCACGGCTGGTTAAATTCGATGAATTTGGTTATCAAAAGGGATTTGGTAACGAAAAGATAATTTGGTTCTGTGCGGAGTGCAGATGAAAAAAAATAAATTAACAATGCAATGTACATGTGGCAATAAAAACGCATGGCTAGTAACTGTCAAATGTAATTGGGGTGAAAACAAGCTAATGCAACATAATCGTTATTTCATTTGCTGCGGCAAATGCGATGCTGAGATTGAATTAGGTTGGGGGTTGGGTCATTGATTATGGTTCGATTATCACGTGAAGATGAAATCATTGCTCATTCAGCTGGGCTTGCCAGAGAATCGCGCTATGGATCTAATCCTAAATTCCAAGGCAATAAAGGCAACTTTCACAATGCCGTTGTCATTCACTCAGAAGCCGTCGGAGCTGAGATGGCAGTGGCCAGATACTTTGGCGTTGAGGACTTTGTGCCAACAGTCAATACATTCAAAAATGAACCGGATGTCTATTGGAACGGCGTGGCAATTGAAGTCAAACAAACGCCACACAAACGCGGTCACTTAATCATTAGCGAAGATGATCGTGATACTGACATCGCAGTATTGGTCGTAGGCGAATCACCAACGTATTACGTGATGGGCTGGATACCGGTGGGCGTTGCAAAGCGTCCAAGGTTCCAGTCAGCTCAAGGCGGTTACTGGGTCAGCCAAATCAATCTGCAACCCATTGAGACGTTAAGGAAATCCATCCATGCCAATACTTGAATTCGATTGCTCAATCTGCGCAAAGCTCTACGGCAAAGCAAAGCAACGTCATGGCATCCGAAAGACGGCGGAACTAACGCTTCATGAATGGTTCAGTACGTGTCTGGGATGTGGAGCAATGGGCATCAAGGTCGTCGATGATGCAAAGGTTGAAGGTTTATCTATATGAATAAGTTATCCACAGGCAGTATCCACAGGGTGTGCGCAACGCCCAAGAGTACGCTCAATCTTGCATCTTACTTGACTGCCTCGGTACGCTCCATACTCGCTGGCGAGCCGCTGATGCGGATAGCTCGCAGGCGAAGTCTGGTGCTATTGGGTGTGCTATGTGTTGTAGGCACAACACCAGCGGAAGCAGTGACAAACACTGATTATCTGAAGCTATATGCTCATTCAAGAATCATTAACTATAAGCAATTTCAATGCTTTAATCAGTTGATTACCAAGGAATCTAATTGGAGAATCAATGCAATCAATGGATCGCATTACGGTTTAGGCCAGATGCGAAATCCTAAATACAGAGAGCTTGATGGGTATCGCCAAATTGACTGGACGCTTCGCTATATCAAGGCAAGATATTCTGGGTCTAGCTGCAATGCATACCGGCACTGGCAGAAGAAGGGCTGGCATTGATGTCTAGGTCGTGGGCTAAGGGTTCAACCCGGCAATGGCGCATTATCAGAGAGCGCATATTGCTGCGGGATGGATGCTGTCAGATATGTGGCACGACAGAGGGCAAGATGCACATCGACCACATCATTCCAAAGAGGCTTAACGGCGGTGATGACGAATGGAATTTGCGTCAATTGTGCCAGAACTGCAATTTGAGCAAAGGGGGTCGGTTTTTTAGTGATGCTTTAACACCCCCGACTCTCCATGGGCAAGATATACCCAAGAACGTGTCACTAAGTCATGAT